CTCTTGCTTCAGTATCCATATAGTCTGGTTGCATCATGTCTACAACCTCTACATCACCAGCATCCATCATATCATCTAAATGTTCAATAAATTCTCTTGCTTCACTAGGATCTTCTTGAGCGTGTCTCACCATTGCCGCTTTAACGTTTTTAATGTGAGGTAAAAGTTGAGCGTGTGTAACATCACTTCTATCTGCTTCTTTAATACCAGATAGTTCTCTTAATCTGCTAAGGTCCTTGTAATTCATTACTTTTCCCCTTTAGATTTCTTATATGCTTCTTTGATATCTTCAACTTTATGTTCTTTTAAGCCTACTTTCATGTCTTCTGCGTCTAAGTATCTTTTTAAACTTAGGTTAACGCTTTGTGCATAATTCTCATATGGTTCACCATGTGATGTAGCTTCTTCTTCTGCTGCACCGGCTGGTGTGTTTGCCCATTCGTCTAATTTTGTTTTAATTTTCTCTTCGCTTAAACCTGAGTTTTTCATTAAGTTAATTAATTGTGTTGTATCCATAGTCGGAGACTCCTCTAATTCTTCTTTGTCAGTTTCTGATTCTTCTGATTCTACTTTGTATTTTTTACCATCAACTTCAAATTCTTTTTTACCATTTTTCTTAGCATCAGCTAATGCACCTGAGAATTCATTGCCTTCATTTGGAGCTTCTTCTAATGAATCTGGAACACCGTTGCCGTCTTTGTCTTTCCACCAGCTACCTGTTTCGTCATCACAATCATGTGAACAATCTGTAGTAGGTTTGTGCATTGTGTCGCCACAGTCTTCGCATTTGTATTCTGATGCGTTTAATTTTGTTTTCTTTTTATATGCTTCGTCCATATCATCACCCATTGGTAAATCATGGTTACGTCTAAAGTCTGCAACAAAATCTTCAATTTGATCACCACTTAAATAACGAACTAAATCATCAAATACTGGTTGACAGTCGCCTTCAAAATGCATATCAATTAAATCATAAATTGGTTCTGCAAATTCGCCAACTGCTTCAGTTGTTGTTTCCATACATGCATTTTTAACAATATCATAAACACCTTGCATTGTTGATTCGTCATCGTTGCCCATAATAGCTATAAATTCATCTTGCATTTTATTTGTCAATGGCAAGTGCTTTTGAATTTCATAATCACCCCAATCAACATCATGTGCATGAGCATCACCGTCGTTCATGTCGCCTTTCATTTCAGCGCCTTTGCCTGGATATATAATTTCCATTGCTTTATCGGCTTCGCCTGCTTCAATTCCGTCTGTTGTAATACCTGAATCTACTTTAGCTAGTACCATTCCCATTGGTAATGGATCGCCATTCATTCCTTTATACTTGGACCATCTTTTACACCAATCTTCTAGTGCCAATTTGGCATGTGGTTTTAATTCTCTACCTGGTGCTTCTTTTAATTCTCTTTCTGCTGGAGCCGGGCTTTGAGCATCTGCTGTGCCGTGGCTAGCAAGTTTTAATATTCTGTCTAAATCACTCATTGCCTTTTTCCTTTTCTTTTTTTACTTTCATTAATTCTTTAATGAAACTGGAGTTATACTCGTCACCGTAATGATCTGATGCATTTACTTTTTCTGCATCTTTATATTCGCCATCAGCTAGTACGCTTTCAACACGTTCGCTCATTGGTGGAATTAATTCATCTGGTTCATGTTCGCCTTTTACTTTAAGTACACCGTCAGTTAATCCAAGCATGTTACGAATATCGTTTTGTATTTGCCAACCGCTAGCGACGATATTAGTTTCAAAATCATGTGTAAAAACTTCGTATCCTTTGTGATTTGGAAAATCACGTGGAGCACTTTGTAAGATTGTTTTCTTTGCAGCACCGAGTCCTTTAGAGTCGTATTTACCGAGGTGCTTCTCTATGCGATCACATTGTTCATCAGTTAGATCATGTACTGTTTTAATACAAAACTTCCACGATTTTTTTGATTCGTTTAAGTATTGCGAAAATAGTTTGTTCATTGCGGTTATCTCCTATTAATACTATTTATCTTTTTCAGGCAAATTTTTCATAATTTCGGCAAGCATAGCAGTTCTATCTCCTACTATACGTCCTTCTGTTTCTTCTTCTTCGCCTAATTCGTGTTTTTTACCGGCTACATACGCATCTATCTTCTCACTGTCTTTTTCAAGTCTAGCTTGACGCATTTGTAACTCAATCATTTTCATTTTTTTATCCATTTTGGCTTGTTTTGCCTGTAATGCTGCCGCTATCATTTTTGCCGCACTATCAAATATTGGTGCTGCATGTCTATCTTCTACGTTCTTGCCTAAATCAACTAAATCTTCAAATGTTTCCATGGCCTTTGTAGCATATGCATCCATTTCTCTATCTAATTGTTCTAGTCCTTCAACAGTAGGTAGTGCCGCTTGAGCACGTTCTACCATACTCATTTCGCCTTCTATGTTAGCAATTTCGTTTTTTACTTCTTCAGTTGTAGGTTCCTTATCTTCCTGTTCTACGTCAGGAAGTAATTCATCTAAATCTGGTAAGTTTAATTCTTCTTCTAATTTTTTTGTCATTTTCGTTTCTTTTTAGAATTTTGAGGTTTATTAAAAATCTGATTTTCAGTTATAACCCTAAAACTCATCCCTTGTGATTTACACCATGCGTGTGCTGCCGCCCATTTGGAATGATTGACTACTGCCGCTGCCTTTTGAGCTTGTGTTCTTGCCTCACTCAATGTCTGACTAGCTGGTTTAATCTCAACCATCTCAGCATGATTCTGTCCTTTCTTGTCTTTGTATACCAATAACAAGTCAGGTACATAAGTACTCATTTTTCCAGTAAGTGGATTTTTATATGGAATTCTATGTGTTTCACTGCCCCAGCCTAGTATTGCTGGATGATTATCACACATACGCATTACTGCTAATTCCCACCCACTTCTATAATGAGGTGTTCTTTTGCCTAAGTATTTATCAGGGTTAGATGGTATGAATTTTCCGTTTTGGAATTTGGGCATTAGTTACTCCCAAGAGGAGTATCAATTCTATAGCCTTCGTATGCAAATGTTACTCTAAAAGTAGTAGGACTACTGTCTGAGTAGTCTAATGTATCTGCATCTGCATTTTGTATAAATGGGTGAAATATTTCTATTATGTTTTTTTGTTTACTAGTATCAGTTCTAGTAATAACCATAGATGTAATATAATGATTAGATGTTTTTAGATTAAAACCTTTAGGGCTATTAAGCCATTCAGCATAACTGCCCTCGTTCATTGGTCCTGTATAATAATGGTCAGCGTACTTCTTAAGGAAATTTTCAAATACAGCATCTTTAGTATCATATGCTGTCAGTGTTATAGGAGTATAATCTATTCCTGTTTGAACTACGCTTTTATTATTATAGTTGTTTAACGTTTGTGTTCTATATACAAACGATGGCATTGCCACGTTAGCTATTCTAGGTAAGTAAACTACTCTGTCATTGCCATTAGCAATTGTATTTAACTTTACATCGAAATTATATTTATTTCTTGGTATAGCTAATAGTTTTTCATCTCTTTTGTGTGGTAAACTTTGACCATACAAAATATGTGCGTCATTACCCAATGCCATTGTATTAGTTCCTAACTATTAACTAGTTGCGCCTGATTCACCAACTGTTTTAGCTTTTTGGCCCGACAATACATCATCACCGTCTATTGTATGTACTGCGTGATCGTAACGTACTGTTAATGTAACTTGCACCATATTCGAATCTGCATAGTTTAAATCACCATATTGTATATTACTAATAAACGAACCTTGTAAGTCCCATGTATCAAATGGTTTTGGTTTAGTTGCACCATTGGCACCATCTAATGTTTCAATTTTTACGTTAAATTTATATGCACTACCGGCTATAGGGCTTGATTGATCTGCATGATCAACTTGCTTGTTTAGTTGTTCGCCTAATACTTTGATAACGTTTGAATCCATATCATCACGTAATACAATAGTTACTGGTTCCCAAGTATGCTTACCTGCTAGATACATTTTTGAGTTGTATGAATCAACAACAACTTCTTCGTGTGTTAAGTTTGGACGTGAAGCACTGATAACGTTTTGCGTTGTCTGGTCTTTAAGGCTTCCGCCGCCTAAATTTGTAAATGACACTCTAAATCTATATTGTAGTTTAGGCATCAAAGTAGTACCTACTGCCGAGTCTGTTGGTACTCCAAAATTTGTAATTACAGCCATTTGTTTTCTCCTATAATACTATACTGTAGTATTTCTGTTATATTGTATTTATCAAAACATCGTCGAAAAATAACAATCTTTAAGATTTATCACATTAAAGGCTACTATATTTCTATAGTAGCCCTTATTTTAACTAAAATTAAAGTTTTAGTTTAATTCGCCAGTATTTACAATTCTAATTGGAATGTAAATAAATTCTGCTGATTTTGTAGGCTCAATTGCTACGTCAACATAGAATTCATTAGCATCAATTCTTGCTGGTGTGTTGTTTGTTTCATCACATACTACTGCGAAGTCATAAACACCACGTTGCCTCATGATATTTGATAAAAATCCTTCAAAAGTTGCTTTAGCATTTTCTCTTGTACCTGCATCATTTGGTTCAAACAAGTAAGGTCTTGCTATTACGGCAAAACGTTCTCTTAGATAAGCAGTAAGTCTTGCAACGTTAACTCTGTCTAATGCTGAAGCACCTGCATGTAATGATTTTTGACCAAATACAACTACTCCGTCTGTCGGGAATGTTGCAATTGGATTCATCTTTTGTTCATACATTGCATCTCTAGAACCTTGTGTTAATGATAGTTTAACAAACTCGTCTTCATTGTTTAAGTAACCAACGCTAGTTGCATTTTGTACAACACCACGTGTTAAACCTGCTGGTGCAAACCATTGGAAGCTCACGTTATCACTGTATGCATATGTGTATAATGCAATGTGTGATGCTGGAGCAACAACGTTATCACCTGTAGAAGGGTTAGTTGTTAATGCATGTGGATAATAAACTGCACTGTAAGTGTTTGATGTTACTAATCCGTCTTCGCCATTTTCTGTAGCAGTAGTTCCTTGTTTCCAAGCAATTGCTTCAGTTTGGTTTAAACGGAATGGAGCGTCAACAATAACAAATGCTGTTTCATCTCTATCACTATTTAATGTTACCATTTCATCATACATTTCTGTATAACCTGGAGCTGCAATTAAACGGAACGCTACTGTATCTTCACGTAGTTCTGAACCACTTGCTGCTGCCTGCATTGCTGTTGTAACAACTTTACGCTGAGCTAATCTACCAAACGAACCTTTGCCGTTTGCTTGATTGCCTGCTTTGTTACGCCATTTCCATGTAGTTCCTAATGAACCATCATATTCTCTAACTGTGTTAGCTGAACGACACATGTTAATACCAGTCATTCCAGTTGGGTGTACTAATGGATCTGGAGCACCTGCTAATAGAGTTGCTTCAAATGTATCTACAGTTGTATCGTTAGCAGTAATATCGCCAAATACAACACCACCACTTGTGCTTTGATCTGTACCATCTTTAACTACCCATGCAGTACCATTGTGTCTGTAAATTACAGGGTAACCGCTTGCGTCTGTATCAACCCAATAGTCACCGTCAGCTAGTGCGTTACCGCCTGTGTCTGATGTTGGTGCTGTTGTAGTGTATTGTACATCTGCTGCACGTTTCCATTTTTGTGTACCTGAGTCTGATACAACTTCGTAAACTGCTAATTCGTTTACATCTGGATCAAACCACATAGTACCAGTTACTGGATTACCAGTTGGTTGTGTAGTTGAAGCAGTCATAATAAAACCGCCTGTTCCTGCAGAACCGTCTGATGAGATTGAATCCCAATCGTTGCCTGAACTGTCATAGCGTTTAAGTTCAATTGATGATGTTGTATCATCAAAATCAAACCAAAGGTCGCCTTCGCCTAATGATCTAGCTACACCGCTACTACCGTCTTGTGGAATATCGCCTGTTGTTCCATCTGGAGCTGAATCATCTGCATATGTAATTGCTTTACTTACAAATGAACCTGCTGTTGTTGTAAACAAACTAGGTGCAATATCTAAACCTGAACCTGGAGTTGTTGTTTTAATCCAAACATCATCTGCTGATGGGCTTGATGGTGCTGAGTAATGTGGAGCAAATGTAGTATCTGCGTTTACTAATGCATCCCAACTACCACTTACACCTTTATAGTAATGTAATTTAGTACTAGATGTACTGTTTACTATTTCAACTAAGTAGTTACCATTAACTACTGTGGCTGTTGCTGCGCCTGCCGTAGAAACTATTTCTACTGTAGGAGTTTGCTCAACCCATGCTGTTCCTGACCATTCAAAAATACCCATGCTTGCACCTGTTGGATTTAACCAATAAGTATTATTTGCTGGATCACCTGCTGGTGCTGATGAACTTGGTCTAAGTTCTGTTAGGTTAACATCAGCACGTACTATGTGTGCCGCTGACGCTTGTCCTAAAAATGAATATGCTGCCAAAAGCCCGTATTCGTTAGTTTCGTCACCTTGTTGAACTGTACCAGCTACTTTATGGAAATCAACGTTTCCAAAGTATTGTGTAAGTTCTCTTTGTGAAGTAACTAGAATAGGCTTTCCTGCGTTTGCAGACTTTGTATATTTTGCAATGCCATCTGATTCAGTAAGGGTAGGATCCGCCTTATCCTCACCAGTAGCAATGAATAACATAGGAACAGTGCCGGCTCCGGCTGGGCCGTATACTGATTCGTCTGTTACTGAAACCTGTACGCCAGGTGAAGTAAGATTTGCCATGTTATAGCTCCTTTTCTATTATAGGCTATTGCCTAAATTTACTATACATGTATTTATTTGTTTTTGCTTAAATCGGGGGTTTATAGAGTTAACTTAGTTGTTATTTGAGGCTATATTTATCAAAAGGTCCTCAAAACTTTCACAAATGCACCTTTCAAATCCATCTGCCCACAGTCCATGAATAATCATATGGATTCTATTTTCTGTTCCTGTATGCAATACACTGTGATTCCTTCCAATATCAATAGCACGAGCCTCGCCTGGTTGCCATGGTATTAGTCCTGCTTCTTCTAGTGCAAACTCTACGCCTGGGGGATTGCTAAGAGCTACATTAAATGCAGCCATTCGTCTTTCTTTAAAATCACTATGTGGCTGAATAAAACCCTCTGGCTCTAATAACATATATCTGACTCTATGATATTCTTTAATTGGAAAAGTATTCTTTAACCATTCAACTGTAACTGGGCAATCTTTTGCAATTTCTGTCCAAGTATACGGTGCTATATTATCTTCAGAATCAATTCCTTCTTCTACATAATAATTTGCAGGTTGTGTTCTTTCTGCTGACTGTCCGTGTACTGCAATACTGCTCCATCCTGGATTCCACCCACCTCTATGTTTAACAAACCTATCAAGGAATTGTTCAGCTTCAGCAGTCATTTCTTTATAAGGTACTGGTATATTTAAAAGTAAACTAGGACAGTTACTATCTTGTATAATCCATTTTGCATATTTATTTTCAACACGTTTATCATTTTTCCAATTATCAAATTCATTACCTGGTATTTTTAAACCATGATAATGGTTTGTAGTTTGTTTGCATTCAGTAATAAATTCTTTTACTTCTTTTAAATTATTAAAGTACTCACTGTCTTTTTTTATTTGTTCCATTTTAAAAGCCTAAATATATGTTGTTCTGATAATTCAGAAAAATCTGTACGAGCAATATGTTCATCTATCCAATTTATTCGTCGAAAATCACTGTTACAATCAGCATTGTATACTAGCATATTATTATCTACGCTACGTTCATGTAATTTATGTAATAATTCTCTACCTAATTCATACCTTTGTTGTAGGCTATAATAAAACGAAGTAGGCATATAATGAAAAACATTACTAAGATGAATGTATGTCATTTTATTTTCAATACGTCTTGTAAATCCTTTATATTGATGTACATCAAACAAATTAAGTTGTTCAGTTCTTATATTGATTAAACCAAATTCTTCTTTTTTCCATTCAGCAAAACCTTCTTTGTTTAATTCGTCTATTAGTTCTTGAGCATTAATTAGTTGGTTTTGTCCCTTAAAGTTTATTCCCTCTGCAGAGTCCATAATCTTTTTTGCAAATTCAATATAAGAAGTATTTGGATCATATTCATCAAATATCTTTAAGGTATATTTTATTGCACTAGGAGAAACATCATATATAAGAACAGTATCTCGGCGTTTTAGTCCTAATTTAAATGCAAAAATAAGTGCAGTTAATCCAGAAGCAGGACAGACTATTTGCTCAAATAAAGGCCATCGGTGTTTGGCAGTAGCTAATTCCATAAGTTCAAATGGAATTGTTTCAGTATTAGCAATAAAAAATGAGTTATTAAATTGAATCTCTTCTAGAAATTGTGACCTATGTCGAGGCCCATCTTCTTTTACTTCTGCATATGCATATTGCTTTGCTACTCTACATTCATGTGACCATGATAATATTTTTTCTCCAGATTCTATTAAAGACTTTACTATATTCCAACCTTCGCCTCGTTGTCCCTGATATGTTTTTAAATCTTTACCAGGAGCAATCCAATGTGGTGTATATTGATCATGATGATTTTCTTTACTACGTATAGGTACTATTGTTTCAAGTGGTGAATCCCATGTTCTTTCTCCCCATTCAGGAAAGCCAGCTTCTGCCCACCAATTGAGATCTATAAAAAATGCTTGTGGATGTACTTCGTAATAACCTTCTTGTCTGTCTAATACGTGACCAATAAACTTAGCATCTGGGTTTGCTTCATGAAACTTTTTAAACTCTGGTAAAAAGCTATCTCCACGTAAAGTAGTTCCTTGTTTAAATACAATTATCTGTGAAAAACCGTCTTTGTGTGCTTGAGTTAATAAATCAAATATAGTGTCGCCTGCAAACTGTTTATCAAAAAATATTCCAAATTCAACTGACCAATAATCGGTCATATTTTTTGTATAACCTTTTGCAAAATCATCTTTAATATTGTTGTTATATAACCAACCAACTGTTATTTCTTTGTTTTGGCTTTTTGATTTCCACCATTCTTCATTAAACATATACTACACTCCTATTATGTATATATTTATACATAACGAGTTTGAGATTTATGCTAACTTTTCTATAGTGTGAATTTTAAGATCTTCAATAGTAGATGTGTTCAGTAATTCAACATCAAAATCCCAACCTGCCCAGCTCCATTCACTTTTATGTACATTTGAATATTTGCCGGCCATTCCATCTACAAGATGTGTTCGTTTATTTGTTGCGGTAGCTATGTTCATTGTAGAAGCAATGTTCCACCAATCAGGTTTATCGTCTCTCCATACAACTGCTGTAGTTCCACCTAAGTTTTTGATTGCTTGTAATTCGTTAAAGAATCTACAATCACTTATTACTACATTTTTTTCTGAATTTATGATTTGTCTTTCGCAAGCCGCTACCCATATATCAGGATGCCAATGTGTTCTTAATGCATCAGTTCCTATTTGTTGTAACGCAAGTCGCGGTGTGAAGTTTGGCATATCTAAACGGTCAGCCCACCATTCATCAACTGTTTCTCTCCATACTCTGCCTTCTGGAGTATTGCCTTCTAATAGTATTCTATCCCATCCAAATATATTAGCACATGCATCTTTTAATACACCTGCAAAACTAACCCTTTCAAATCCCTCTTCAATTAGGAATCCTGCGGCTGTATCTTTGCCGTGTCCGATAAGTCCACATATGCCAATTATTTTTTTCTTCATGTTTATATTATACTAACTTTCTATAAAAATGTCAAGTTCTTCTTTTACTTAAATCACGCATATGTTTTAATAATTGCTTCCAAGTAGGTGTTGGCTTTTTTTCTATTTTGGGTATGATGTATGTTTTTGGTTTAGTGGTTGTTGTACACTGATTACATCTGCAATGATCACAAATTTTAATTTGTCTATATTCTCCGCCGTCTATTGCATAGTCTTGTGCTTCTGCATATCTGGCTGTTCCACAATGTGAACCCCAACCGCAATTCTGACAAGAACCGCCGTTGTGATCGTGAATTGTGTTTAGATGCATTTAACCAATAACAAATCCAAGCCCAGTGCTTCCATCGTTATACAATGTAAGTTCTGTCTCTAGCTTATCAATTTCTGTCAAAGCGTCTGTACGTAATTGGTCTGCGTTCATTGTAGTACCACCTTGTGGTCCTGCTATCTGTGTAAATTTACCACGTGCTTCTGCAAGCATTAATCTTGCGTGTGCAAATGCGTAATCCTTTATCCAAGGACCAGCATATGTATCTTCTAGTAAACTTTCTGTAGGTCTGAAGTTATAACAATGCAGTACTGCATTGTCATCTGCTTTAATTTTTCTTTGTAGGATTAATTTTTTATCTTGTGGGCGCCAAGTAAACAATAGTTCTGCGCCAAATAGTCTACCCATTGTTTCTCTGTTTTGTTGTAGGAAATCAAAACTTGATAGTCCACCGTTTCTGCTACTACCTAACAAGTATGTGTTAAGGTAAGCCGCTTGGAATGGTTCTATGTCATTTCCTGTTCCACTGCTTACACCAGTTGTACGTCTGTAAATATCACGTACTTCCATTACTTCTGATGGGAGTGTATATTCGCTTTGATCTTTTATCATTTCAAGAATGATAAAACTTTCTTCTACGGCATTTTCGGCACGTTGTCTATATTTTGCTAATGCCTTATCGGCGGCAAGTTCGTAGTGTTCTGGATCGAGTTCAACATCGACCATTCCACCGCCTAAGCGTAGTTCTATTTCTTTTTGAAGTTTGTTTATAGCTGCCATTTAAATTCTCCTACTATGTATTTATCATAGTATCACTTATTAAAGGCGGCTAATAAGATAGTCTCTCCATTAATACGTCCATTTAACTTAGTTTCAGTTGTTTTTAATGTTTCAAACAATTTTTCTGTCTTTGCTCTAGTGGCTTTTTTAACTTCTGGTAAAAACTCTTGTGGTTTACGTATTGTTCGTTGCAAGCTCTTTTCTTCGTCATAACCAGTTATAGTAGTTCCTTTAACACTTAGTCCACTGCCTTCACGTTTTAGTCCCATAGGGTCTACGTTCTTAGCATAGTACATTCCAATCTTACGGTTTTTAGTGTTAAAAACCACCAGTATACGGGCGTAAACGATTTCTGCTGGCATTATGCTACCTAAACCGTATTCGGTGTCTGTTTGCTTAAATTTGAGCTTCTTAACAATGTCTTCTGGGCTCTTTGTACGTGTCTTACGTGGCTTGCGATTTGCTTTGCTTTCTGCTTCAACAATATCACATGCATCAATAATTTTACGATATACTTCTAATGCACCTTTTTGTTGATCAGTGGACATGTGTTCATATCCTTCTTCCAACTGCAAACGCATATCGTCTTTGTCTTCTTTTTTAACTTTCTTAGCAAGTTCTGTAAACTCTGCAAGATTGTCTTTGTATAAGTTGCGAATAATTCGTACATGTGCCTGTTTTGCAGTTGCTCTACGTAGCAATGTATCTGGTTTAAAATCTTTTATAAGTTTTGGGTCATACCCACTAACTACCCATTGCTCTAAAAATTCTTCTATCTCATCAGTCATTTGCAATGCGGCTGCATGTAATAGTTGTTGAATTGAAGGCTTTGGTCTACTTGCCCTTTTTGCTTCTGCTTCTGCTAAACGCTCAGCTTCTTCTACGTGTTCTTTGCCATCTTCAATTGCTCGTTTAACTGTTTTATGAATAAACTCACTGATTGGAGTTGGAGTGCCACTTGTGCCTGCTAAACTTTCCCAATATGCATTCCAGGCCAAATGCTGATCTGGGCAACCCATTGTAAGCATACGGCAATAATATCCTGTAGTTGCATTAATGGCTCCGGCTTTAGCTGCCTTAACACATTTTATGTCTTTTTTAGTATACCCATTTGCAAGCATCCAATCCCATGCATAATCAATAAGAACAGAAGTCTTATAATTACGATAATAATAATCAGTCGCGGCTTGTCGTGCCTGATGATACTCTTTGCCAGACCATCCGTCTGCACCTTCCCAACTAGGATCTTTTAATTGATTTGCTCTAATTCGTTCTGATGGCCTGCGTGGTTGCTTACGCTTTGTCTTAGGTAGTGCCATTTTACTTTTCTCCGTTATAATCGTCAAACATTCGACGTTCCATGTCGTCGGCTATTTTTTGATACTTATCAATTACCGAAGAAATTCGTCGTTTAGCGGTTAAATCAGTGGTTTTAGAATATAATTCATTTAATTCGTCTATAAAAGATAAAATCTCTATCATTGATTGTCACTCCAGGTTGGTATAATTTAAAACAAGTTTACGCTAAAACTTTTATTTCGTCAACCTTTTTAAATCCAAAATCTGCAACAACGTGTTTTACACCGTCTGTGCCTTCAACAATATCACCAACACTAAGACTGTGCATAGGTGCTAATCTTTCAATTAATTCTTCTGGACCCATGTTACCTACATGGAAAACACCTTCAAGATCTTCAGCAGTAATATTACTAACATGTGTATAATATCCTCTGTTGAATGCATCTGCAGAAATTTCATTTATATCATTTTTTCCAAAATTCATACTCAACCTTAGAGAATTTTTATGAACTGCGTCATGTCCTTCATCGTTAATAATATCGATTTCAGCATCTGTTAATCTAATTTGATATACTTTAAATTTTTCCATTGTTATACTCCTATGTTGTTAAATTCAGTTTTCATACTGTATGGTAATCCAAGACTATAACAAATATAGTCTGCATCTTTTTCATTGTCAAGTTCTTCTGCTTGCAATATCCAACGAATAGCGTCTTTACGAGTTTGACCCATATCCATGTATTTTTTAATTGAAGATTCAAACTTAGAAACTGCGTCTGCTTCCCATTTAGCTTCTTCTTCCATTTGTTCTTTAACTGCTACAGAAATTCTATCAGCTTCATTTTTAAGATCTTGTGTAGTCATTGCTTCAAAATTATAATGACGACCTTTTGTACCATAAGCATCTTTATGACCTTCGTAAATATAAGTTGCTAACTCATCACGTTCAAGCTCTACGAGATTAGTAATACCACGTTCAATCCAATAAGCCTCATCTTCAGGATACATACCTGACCAACTACCTGGATTTGCTTCCATCCAAGCCTTAGCTTTGATATTACGTGATTTAATTTCTGCAATTAGTTCTTTCATTATGCCCACTCTCCTATACCTTCATGCATTGCATGAATACAAATTTTATAATTTTCTTGTGTAGGCTTCAAACCATTTTGTTTACACAATTTCTTTGCTTGAGGAGTCATAAAACCTTTTTCCTCTAACATACTTAAAGGTGACTTACCAGCTTTGTAACCTTCAGCAAATTCTTCAACTGTAAAGTTTTTAACTAGGAAGTTCTTAAAAGCACCTTGAAAGAACACATACTTAAACCTAGCAATAAAAAGTTCTACTGGCATACCAATACGTGAAGGATGAATTTTATCCTTACCATATACTTCTTCATATGTAGGTTGACCTTCATATGTACCATTATACATCAAATATCCACCGTGGTAACTAAATTTTGTTTTATCAAATTGTGTCATTTGTTGCTCCTTTTTTTATTAACTATACTTATAGTATACGGTAAGATGTCTTACTTGTCAACCTTTTCAGTCATAAAAAAACCCTGTAAAATCAAAGACTTACAGGGTTTTTATTTTTTTTTTGGCTTTTATTTAATTTTTTTTGCTATTTTTCGTTAATTTGACGTTCAAATTCTCTTAAACGTTTGAATACACTCATTAACTCAATAAGTGTTGGCCACGCTCTGAAGAGATATTGCATACTGCCTTCTACTCTTCCAAATGCACGAATAATCTGTTGCATTACACCAAGTGTTACTACACCTGCTACAATAGCCGGTGCTAAGAACACATATGCACTTAGTACGTTTGCTTGTAAGTATGTAATACGTCCAACATTAAAATACAAGTAACGCAAATAAGACTTAAAGTGAATACCACGAACATCTTGGAAAAGTTCGTTAATAGTTTTTGGTCTTACTGTTGCATCGTCTTCTGCAATAACAAGTATTTTTCTGTATGCCGCTTCTTTTTTCTGCAAATCATATTCAACACCAACTAAGCGTAATATCCAACCTAGTGCTATTAAGAATAATGTTCCGCCCACTGACCAAACAATAGCACCTGTAACAAGTCCATATTGCCAATCACCAAAGAAGAAGATAGGAATACCTACTGATAGTCCTAATAGAATAGGAACGAACTGTACTAGAACCATTATTGATTCAATAAAACTTGTACCTAATCCTTCCATAATACGACTAAACTTAATCGTATCTTCTTGTACCCTTTGTGCGGCACCTTCAATAGTTCTAGCTTTGTCATATACTGAATGATACCATTCTACCATTGCAGTACGCCATCTAAATAGATAGTGTGCAGTAAAGTAACTTACTACAACCGCAATACCTACATATATAGCCGCTAGGTATAAGAAACTTGCTAAACTACTCCAATACTCACCTATAGTGATTGCATTAGGTGTTGCTAGGGCTTTCTGGATCATATCATAGAATTGACCGAACCATTCGTTAATTTTAACATCAATTTCGACTTGTACCCAAAGTGATGATAAAATTATTGCGGAACCTACCCAGGACCACAAAAGCCATTTCTTTTCTGTAAAAAATCTAAACATAGTGTTTATCCTTATATAAATGCAGAATATTAACTGCATACATAACTATTTAGCCTTTTCTACGATGGGTTATTATAAAAATGGATAAATACAATATAACAAGGAAAACCACATGCCAAGACTCAGTTTATACAAACCCTATAAGGGAAACGATTACACTTTTATGGATCATGCGATCCGTGAACAGTTTGATATAGGTGGAACAGGTATACATGTACACAAATACCTAGGACCAGATGTACAAAACAAAAGTAATGACCCAAGTGAGCCTAATTATGGCAGTGGATTAGAGATTGATAACATAACAGGTGAAGAAATTAATCCTGATGGATTAATAGACGAAACTAATATACAAGACTTGTTGTTTATGGAAAACAGAGATCGTAAGTACGATCCAGATGTTTATGAACTACGTGGTGTATATAATGTTAGTGATAATGACTTTGATTTAACACAATTTGGTTTGTTTTTAACAAACGATACGTTGTTTATTAGTTTTCATATTAATGACATGGTAGAACGTATGGGGCGTAGACTTATGCCCGGTGATGTAATTGAATTACCTCATTTACGTGATGAATTATTACTTACTAACGACAGAGATGCTATTAATAAGTTTTACGTTGTACAAGATGCTGCAAGAGGAAGTGAAGGATTTTCACAAACTTGGTATCCACACATTTGGCGTGTTAAAGTAGCACCATTAACAGATACACAAGAATACGCAGATATACTTGGTACTGCTGATAATCCAGATAGTCTTAAAAATGATATTAGTTCTTACAAAACAGAACTTAACATTAGTAATGCTATTGTTAAAAGTGCTGAAGCAGCCAATCCAAATAACTTACCACTAGCTGATCATTTATTTGGTGTAGAAGATAATAGTACAACATATGAACATGGTGAAGTGTTACAACAAGGTGATCAATTTCCTGCTCAACCAAGCGAAGGTGAGTATTTTGTGAGAACAGATTTTACGCCTAACAGACTTTTTGTTAGACGAGGAAGCAAATGGCACAGATTATACGATAATATTACTGAGCAAACATGGAGTGATAGAACTTATAATGCAAGTGGATTTATTAACAATGATACAACAACTATAGTTAATAATCAAGAAACTCCAGAGAAACAACCCCTGTCTCAGGTAATTAAACCAAAGAGTGATTTTGAATAATGGCACAACAATACTTTTACGATAAACAAATTAGAAGATACATTCAACAGTTTATAAGACTGTTTAGTGGATTCAATGTACAAATGGGAAAAAACGATAACGACCTTCCTATATTTCAACAAGTACCTGTACGCTATGGTGACATTAATAGAATGGCTGCACACATAACAAGAGAGAATAGTGAGAACATTGTTAACACTGTTCCGTTTATTAGTTGTTATGTAACATCATTAGATATGTTTGCTGAAAGACGTACATATCAAGATCACGTAGACAAAGTTCAAGTAAACGAAAAGAAATACAATCAAGCAACTGGAGAATATGTTAACGAATTAGGTAATCAATATACAGTTGAAAGACACGCACCTGTTCCTTATATGTTAGTAATGAACTGTGATGTTTGGACTTCAAATACAGATCAAAAACTACAACTCATGGAACAAATACTAGTATTGTTTAACCCAACATTAGATATTAGAACCAATGATAGTCCAGTTGACTGGACTTCTTTAAGTCATGTTGAATTAACTAATACAACTTGGAGTACTAGAAGTGTGGGATCAAGTATTGACGATATTATTGATGTTGCCACACTAACTTTTAATATTCCTATATATATTACTCCACCAGCAAAATTAAAACAACAAAAACTAATTCATACTATTATTAGTGAACTATATAGTTTAGATGACGATGACTTGGATAACTTTAAAGAACAAAAAGTATTTGATAAAGACTCATTGAAGTATACTATTGTCACCTACAAAGATAGAAAAGTTAAATATGAAAATGGTAATTTACAATTATTAAACGATAAGGGTGCAAATTTAGACGACGATGGATTAGTATTAGAATGGGACAAAGCATTATTACCATTTGGTACATTAAGATCTGGAATAAGTCAATTAAGACTTAGAAAAGGAAGCGATATTAGTGATAAAGACAATGATATTATTGGTAGATTAGAAGAGCATCCAAGTGATCCTAACTTATTAAGTGTTACTATAGATAATTCTACATTGCCTACAAATACACTAACGGCTGTTGATGCTATAGTCGATCCAAGTAAAAATTATCCCGGAGACGGAAGTGTTCCTTCAGCAGTTACAGGACAACGTTACGTTGTATTAGAAAGTACTCCTATAAATGCATTATGGACTAATGTAGTTGCAAATAAAAATGACATTATAGAATACAACGGTACCGCATGGACTGTTAGTTTTGATAGCTCTACTAATAATACAACTCAATACGTAACGAATGTTTCAAGTAACGATCAGCTTGAATGGAATGGATCAGAGTGGATTAACAGTTATGAAGGAATTTATAATTCTGGATACTGGCGAATATATCTGTAAAATTGACGACCCGTGCGATGATTGTACTCACTGGATAGGACATATATGATAACAGCAAGCGGATGTATATTTTTAAGTATAGATACTGGCAGAGTAATGCTACAACAAAGAAGTGGCGAAGTTAATCATCCTAGAACATGGGGCTTTTTTGGTGGTAAATCAGAAGGCAATGAGAGACCTATTGAAACTTTATATAGAGAAATAGAAGAAGAAGTAGGAATAGTTCCATCTATTGAAAAGGTTATTCCTTTAAACAAATTTACAAGTCCTAATAAGAAATTTATATATCACAGTTTTGTTGTTACAGTAGAAGATGAGTTCATTCCTGTACTAAACAACGAAAGTGATGGATATTGTTGGGTTAAAATTGGGAATTGGCCTAGACCTGTTCATCCAGGAGCAAAGATACAATTTAATTCAAAACAGTTTATTAAGAAACTTAGAACTGTACACACACATCAAACAAAACAAAAATAACTTATCGTTTTTTCATACTAGCAACAAACTGTTCACGTAACCATTCAAAGTCATTAATTTTATTTAATGCTTCTGTATTGTCTTTGTGTTCAAGTCCATATGCTTTGCCTTCGTTTGCACCTTTAAGACAATAGCGTCCAAAACGTCCACCGTTGTCTACAGTTGTCCAAGTTTCAAGTCTTGCATCTGTTTCTTCTTGTTTTTGATTAGGGTTTACAGAACTTGCTAGTTTAACACATTCACGGAATGCACTACGCCATGTTCTATATGGGTCTTTATTGAATCGTGTAATATTTGATATATCACTAATTGGTTGATAAAATGCTACGCCTGTTGTATAATCTGGCAATGTGTGTCCTAATGATAGTAACTGTTCGCGTGGGAATAATTTAACACCACCATAACCGTATTCTAAATCATTAATTGGATTTCTTGCACTCCATACAAATGTTGTATTTTTTCTACTACTCATTGGTGGAATATAATCAAAACTAAAATGCCCTGTTATGTCTGCATCAGCATCAACAATATATACCATTTCTGATTTTGCTAATTCTCCTGCACGTTTATGTGCATTACCAATGCCTTCTACATTCTTTACGTGTTGTGCATCTTTGAATCTATCTCTTAATTTTTGGAAATTTTCATCTGCTTCTGCTTCGTGAAAACTAATCATGAATATATCAAACTCTGCTACATGATAGCTTGATACAAGTTTGTTTTGCAGTACTCCATGTGATACTCCATGTGTAGGAACTAAATGAATATCACCCCAACTAACTGGTCTGCTAGTTCGTTTAACTACTCTAGGAAACGTATGGATAAAACTCTTTCCAATTTCTCCATCGGGTCTGTATTGCCATGCAAAATTTGGATTTACTTCAATTTCATCAAATACTACCCAAACCATATCATGTGTATCTTTATATTTGGATGCTACTTCAAGTAATGCACCTTCGTCTGTTAATTTGATAGGTGTTTTAACTACTGGATATGAATCGAACATAAACCTTTTTAATCTATCCCAAGGTGTTACAACACTTTGCCCTTGGAATTCTTTGTTTCTATTAATTAAATTAATCATTGCAATCGCCCTTAATTGTATATGCACGTGTTCCTATATGTGCTATTCTGTCACTTACATCGTGACTAACATATACGCTATAACCATTGTCATGTGCTAGGTTACAAAAGTATATATCTTCTCCTACTAATTCAGTATAGCTTTCGTTATACTCAATCTTATAATGAGGTCGAGAAATATTTTCGTATACTTCTCTTTTTACTAACATCATTCCGCTTCCAACTGCCCATACTTGTTCGTTTCCTTTTCCTGTAAAAACTCTACTATCTAAATTGTTTTTACTTTTAAAAGCAACCGGCCTGTGTGGCGGGACTCTTGTTGAGTAATTTCCAGCGACAATATCTTTGTCTGCTGCTAATAATATATTTAGCGTATCTACTGGAAATTGCATATCTGCGTCAATCCACATAATGTGAGTGCAATCTGTTTCTAGTGCTTGATCTACTAACTGTTGTCTTTGCATTGCTACTTCACTGCCCATATTAAAATGCAATGAAGTTGCAAGTCCAGTCTCGCCACACTTTTTTTGAAGCATGGCTAAACTATAAGCAAAGACCGCCGTAGTTTGATTCTGCACAGGAACACAAATGGCTACATTCGCGGAATTGTCTTTCTTGTAATAATGGTTAGTTACACTGACCATTAATTACTTTTCAGAAGCTAGTTCTGACTGAAGTTCAGCTTCAATTTGCTGTACTTCAAAATTCAATTGTTTAGCAATTGAAGTTGTTTCTTTAACACATGCCGCAAAGGCTTCGTCTTCCAACGCTACCATATAATTCATGTGTTCTGGTTGTACTTTACCAATTGTTAAAATATCAACCGCTGCCAATTTTGCTAAACGGTGTACCCAATATTCTTCTTCAGTATCATTGATGTTAGACAGTAATGCATCTACATCATGCTCTGCACTAAAGTTTGCATAAACTTCTTCTAATACTTGAAGATCTGGGTGTTGTTGTTCTCTAGCCTGCATAAGTTCTTGTGTTAATGCATGTGCTTTTCTTGCCGGTGTTGGGTGTGCCCCAAGCACGAACGTTTCAATTTCAAAACGTGTTCTAATACTCATTGTTTTCTCCTGTGTTGAGTTTACTTGTGTAATTCATCTAAGTTATTTTACTATAAAATAATAACGTTGTCAAGTTAATAACAACGTTATTATTAGTTTTATTTACCTATTCAAATTAAGCGTCTGCGCCAGTTGAATTTGGATTCTGCCATCCGCCAAACGTAGCTGAAAGCTGAATGTTTGATGTTACTGATGGTGAAATAGTATTTCCTAATGTAGACATAGCGATGTTTCCACTTAGTCCAAAATAGTTACGTACTTGTCCCATACTAATAATGGATCCGGTTGCTGGTAATGCCATAGTGTGACTCCTTGCTTGTAATTATCGATAATCGCAGGCTTATTGCTTGCAGTTGTATTTATCTAAAATATATAATTGCTTATATTAGTATATTATTCTTTTGATGATTGTATATCTGATATTTGCTTTTGTAAATTCTCAATAGTCTGTTGTTGCTCTTTAATTGCTTCAATTAATAAGCCTGCAATATTTCCATATGCTACAGACTTCATTCCTTCAGCGTCAGTGTGAACTACTTCTGGTAAAAATTCTTCTACTTCTTGTGCAATAACACCAGTACTGTGTCTACCGTCTTTTTCAAAATTTACACCTCTTAAACAGTTAACTAAATCAACTGCATTACTTATTGTTTCTACATTTCTTTTTAATCTTGCATCTGAGTATGCCGTAACATCTTGTGTTGCAATAATATTTCCATCAACATTAAAATCTCCTGTGTATGAACCATCCATTGAAAATTCTGTTCCAACTAATTGTAAACCTTCTCCTGCTGTGTAAGTAGTATCACCAGTGTTAGAATAGTTACTTGCATGAATTGTTCCTGCACTTGCTGACGTCCAATCAATATGTTCGTTTGCTACAAAATCTGCAAAACCATCGTGTGTTAATGCCGCTATTTGATTTGTTATTGTTGTACTAAAGTTAGCATCATCGCCAAGTGCTGCGGCTAATTCGTTTAATGTGTCTAGTGTTGCTGGTGCAGTATCTACTAAGTTTGCGATTGCAGTATCTGTGTATGTATTTGCGTCTGTTTCTGCTGTGTCAACATATGTTTCTGTTGCATAAGTAGTACCGCCGCCTCCGGCTAATAATGCACTAACTCTTGCGTCTGTGTAATATAAGTTAGTACCTTCTGATAAATTTGTTGTTGACTTTGCACTAAATCCTGCGTCAACTCTAGCATCAGCTCTTGCATCTGTGTAATATAAGTTTGTACCTTCAGCAATATCGTCTGTATCTAATGCACCTGTTCCTGAAGTTATTGCACTGTCAACATATGATTTAGTTGCGGCGTGAAGAGCATTTGTTGGTGCTCCACTTAATGTTAATAGTCCTGTTAATACTCCACCGCTTAGTGGTAATACTGTTGCAATTTGCGTATCTGTATATGTGTTTGCTGATATTTCAGCTGCATCTGTATATAAATTCGAAGTAGCGATTGCATCTGCTTCGGCTGTATCTGCATAAGTTTCTATTGCAGTTTGTCTAGCTGCTGTATAAAATAAATTTGTGGAACCTTCAGTAAGATTATCAGTATTAATTGAATCTTCAATTGCATCATTAATATCTACATTTTTTAATGTAATTGTACTACCATCATGTGTTAGCACATCAGTTCCATTAATTTGTAATCTATCTAAATTACTACTAGTGGAAATACCTGCCGTTGCATCTGTATCTTCAATTACTTTGTCTGTTCCTATATAAAAAGCCATCGCTCTTTCTCCGTTCTATTTAATGTATTTATGACTTATTAGCTTTTATAAGTTCATCAATTTGTTTCTGTTGTTCTTTAATTGCTTCAATTAATAAGCCAACAACATTACCATATGCAACAGAGTGTACTCCTTGTTCATCTGTGTGTACTGCTTCCGGAAGTACTTCTTTGAGTTCTTGTGCAATAACACCAGTAGACGTAGATCCATCTTCTATACGATCAAATGTTACTCCTCGTAGTTGTTCTACTTTACCTACTGCATTGTCAATTACTTGTACATTTGTTTTTAAACTATCATCTGAGTAAGCAGTAATATCAGCAGTTGCTAATATACTTCCTACAACATGTAGCACTTCTGTTGGACTACTTGTACCTAATCCAAGTTTACCATCATTTGCCATGTGCATTTTTGTAGTACCATTTTTCAATACTTGAATTAATTCACCAACATGTCCACTTGTACTGTTTACATACAATGCTGCTGAGCCTGTACTACCTCCGCCTAAATTAGCTAATGCAGCCAGTCCATTTACTGACAATTTTGCTCCTGGACTAGTTGTTCCAATACCAGTGTTGCCACCTGTTGCAATGTACATGCGTGTATCAGCATTCTCTTTTAAACTAATACTACCGTTGCCTGCTGCACCCAAAATTAAGTGATCATCATTGCCGCGAACATATACACTATTATCACTGTCACTATTTGCACCCGATCCACTAGTGCCTAACTGTATTCTTGCATCAACTCCTGCTGTTAAATAAACATTGGCTGATACTGACAAATCACCTGTAAGTGTACCACCAGCTAGTGGTAGTTTTGCGGCAATACTGTTTGTAACAGTTGTACTAAAGTTAGCGTCATCTCCAAGTGCTGCAGCCAACTCATCTAGTGTGTTTAATGCCGAAGGAGCAGCACCTACTAGTTCATCAAATTTTAATTGTGCTCTTGCATCTGCTCTAGCATTTGTGTAATATAGATTAGTTGAACCTTCGCTTAAATTGTCTGTATTTTTAGTTGCAATCCTAGTATCAAAATCTGCATCTGCTCGTGTTGTTGTGTAGTAAAGGTTACTTGAACCTTCCGTTAAACTGTTTGTGTTGAAATTACTAATATCACTTACTTGTCCTGTTACATCACCTATTAGATCACCTGTGACTGTGTCTACTATAAGATCACCTTTTACTAAACTTAAATCTGTAGCATCAATACTGTTAACTGAGCTTGAAGCTAAATTAATTGATTTTATTAAAAGAAAATCTTCTGTAGTACTATCTTTAACAAGTCCTGTATATGATGTAGATCCTATTTTACCTAAAAATCCAACATCAACTGCTGTTGACCCATCTTTATTCAATATGAGAAGTGGGTCTGTTATTCCAACTTCTGTGCTGATTATATTAGTTGATTGTATTCCTCTAAATGCCATAATAGTAAATTCCTTTAATTATAGTAGTATTTATCAAATAAGAAGTTTTAACAGAAGTTTTAATCAGCCATAAAAAAAGCAGGGCTTTCACCCTGCTTTTAATGTTAGTAAAACTAATTACTTTTTAAGTTCTGCTACTTGAGCCGATAATTCCTTAACCGCTTCAATTAATAGACCTGTAATGTTTCCGTATGCTACTGAATGTAGACCTTCTGCATCTGTATGTACTGCTTCAGGAAGTACTTCTTTAAGTTCCTGGGCAATAACACCTGTTGATACTGAACCGTCTGCAATTCTTTCAAATGTAACACCGCGAATTGCTTCAACTTTACCTAATGCACCGTCGATAACTTGAACGTTAGTTTTTAAGCTATCATCTGAATAAGCAATAATATCACCAGTTGCTGTAAAGCTACCAGTATATGAACCACTCATTGTAAATTCAGTGCCACTTAACGTCAAGCCGTTACCAGCTGAGTAAGTTGTGTTGGCATCGTTTGCATCTGCATAGTTTTGAGCTGCTGTTTGAGCTGCCGCAATTGCTGATGTAACTGATGCTGCATAGTTGGCATCGTCACCTAGTGCCGCCGCAAGTTCATTTAGTGTATCAAGTGAACCTGGAGCTGAATCAACTAAGTTAGCTACCGCAGTATCAGTATAACCATTTGCTGCTGTCTCTGCCGCATCTGCTTTAGAACTTGCGTCTGCTGATGCAGTTGCTATTGCGTCTGCTTCGGCTGTATCTGCATATGATTCCATAGCAGTTTGTAGGGCTGTGTTTGCACCTGCCGCCGTTGCTTCTGCTGCCGCCTGGGCTGCGTTTGCTTTAGATGTTGCATCTGTAGCCGCAGTTGCTATTGCATCTGCTTCGGCTGTATCTGCATAAGTTTGCAATGATGTTTGCAATGCAGTATCGGCGTTTGTTGCAGCCGTTCCTGCATCTGTTACGGCTTGTGCTGCCACTGTGTCTGCATAAGTCTTATTAGCTGCATCTGTACCAACAGTTGGTGTCGCGACTTGAATAACCTTGTTATCATCCATGTCAATTGTACCACCCATAGTCAAGTTAGCTAATAGCTCAGAAGCATCATCAGTTTTAAATCCACCGTCAATTATAAATTTTCTTTGTGCCATTTTATGACTCCTTTTTTGCAAAAAAGTTATCAATACATAGAGTATCGATATTTATTTCTTTTCTTTAACTGTAAACTGCTAATATTTGCAGTTTCCAATTAATGGGACGTTGCTTTCACAACGCCCCGAGTTTTTTTAGGTCTTAGACATCAATGTAAGTTGCAATAACTTTCACTGTGACTGAACCCGAAGTTGGTGTGTACTGAAGTAAAACATCGCTGCCCGACATAGTAACACTTGCATCACCCAATAAATCTGATCCGGTATAAACCATCGCATATTCAGTGATGTATGCATTTGTACCGTCGTGTACAACCAATGCTTCTCTTGTTTCGTAGTCGCCTGATCCATTATCTACTTGAATGATGTACTTAGCTGAACGGTATGTACCGCCTGCAAAAGTATCAATAGTAGTTGAACCTGTTACAGATACATCTGAACCTTGTACATACGCTTTAACGCTTGCACCTAGTTTATCAGCTGTTACTGAAGCCGGTTGTAAGTATGGAACTGAAGCTACTGCTGGGTTAATTACAACTGCCTGTGTTCCTGATGGAATGTTTGACGTAAATGTAATTGATGAACCAGTAATAGTGTAGTGAGTTGTTGGATCCTGGATAACACCACCTACAAACACCATAGCATGACTCTGTGAGCCAGTAAAGCCTAGTGAGTAAGTTGCCGTACCCGCACCGTTTAATATTACACGTTCTTGTGAACCCCATACAACTGTTGCTGGATCTTTAAGTTCCATAGCAGTTGAGCCAGTGTTAACTTGTAAAACATAACCTGCTTTACTTGTGTAATCGTTGTCTGTAACATCAGTTAATGTTAAGACTGTTGCTGCTGCATCACCAACGATCCATTTGCTGTTTACGGCATCATATTTCAGAACCTTATCAGCTGCTGCACCTGTTGTATCAACGTCTGAAAGATCGTCAATTGAAGCTGCTGCAATCTTTGTATCAAACATTGCTTCACCACGTGTTGATGTATAATATAAGTTACTTGAACCTTCAGCAATATCATCAGTGTCTAACGCTGAGATTGTGCTGTTGATTGATGTAACTTCACCATCAACATAAGTTTTGTTAGTTGCATCGCCACCTGCTGCCGGAGCTGCAAGACCTGTAATTGAGTTTGAACCCATTGCGATGTCGCCAGTCATTGTTCCACCAGCTAGTGCTAACTTGCCTGCTAAAGATGTTGTCATTGTACCTGCGAAGTTGGCGTCATCACCTAGTGCTGCCGCTAATTCGTTCAATGTATCTAAAGCTGCTGGAGCTGAGTCAATAACTGCCTGTACTGCTGTATCAACATATGTTTCTGTTGCATATGAGTTACTAGAAAGGTAAGAGGCTACACGAGCATCTGTGAAGTATAAGTTACTTGAACCTTCAGATAGGTCGTCTGTATCAGCCGCCGCCATCTTAGTATCCCAATCTGCATCTTTATATGTTGTTACTGAGAATGCACCCGTAGTTGAGTTATATGATAAATCGCCAGATGCACTTAAGGCACCTTTTGCTAAAGCTTCAACTTGTGAGTTAGTTCTTTGTGTGAATGACATAACACCAGTAGATGAGTTATATGATAAATCACCACCTGCACTTATGGCACCACGTGCTCTTGCATTCGTAAAGTACAGATTTCCTGCACCTTCTGAAATGTCATCTGAGTCAATTGCCGCAATCGCTGCCGCAAAGTCTGCCGAATCAAAGTGATCTGCAGTTGTAAATGTGTTGTTTGCACCATCCCAAACGATAGTATTACCGCCTGCGATTGATGAGATATCAACGTCTGCTAAGTCACCAACTGAAGCTGCTGCTATTCTGGCATCTGCTCTTGCGTTAGTGTAGTAAAGGTTACTTGAACCTTCTGACAGACCGTCTGTATCTGCTGCCGCGAACTTAGTATCCCAAGCCGAGTTAGCTCTTGCGTCTGTGTAGTAAAGGTTAGTTGAACCTTCAGCTAAATCATCTGAATCAGATGCTGCCAACTGTGCGTCGAAACGTGCAGTTGTAAAGAAAAGGTTAGTTGAACCTTCAGCTAAGTCATCAGTGTCATGGTTAGCAATTGATGAAACTGTACCAGTTACATTACCAACTACGTTACCAATTAATGAAGCTGCCGCAATATTTTCGCCGTCTGTTGACCAACGATCGTTTGTTTCGTCCCAGATAAACGACTTGTCGCCATCTGATCCACGTACAACTTTAAGTCCAGCATCTACTGTACCTGATGTTGCGTCTTTGTTTAGTTCTAGAATGTTATCACCAATCTGAACTGTTGTTGAGTCAACTGATGTAGTTGTACCCTGAACTGTTAAGTTACCACCAACAATCATGTTGCCTGAAGCCGTTACTGTTGCTGCTGTAATGTCGTCTGTTGATAAAGTACCATCAACAGAAACGTTATTGAACGTTACGTTTGCTGTTGTGGCAACGTCCTGTCCAATAGAAATAGCACCAGATGATACTGTAACACCTGTTCCACCAGTAATATAACCGTCTACTGCTGACTCAACACGTGCGTCAGTGTAGTATAAGTTACTTGAACCTTCTGAAATATCGTCAGTATCAAAGTTACCAATAAAGTTAGCAGAAGTGATCTTTTTCAAGGCACTGTTTGCTGAATCGTGAACTAGTAATTCGTCTGCACCGATAAGCGATGTAACCGCAGAGTGGCCTGAAACTGCTGTAACGTCTAGCTTGGCTGTGATAACTGCCTGATCTGCTAGAGCAGGAGTTTTAATTTGTCTAAAAGCCATATAGATTTCTCCAATCAAATATATTTGATTTCCCTATAATCTTTATAAGGAAAGGTCAACTGCGGTATATGAACTCCGCAATTAACACACAGGTAAGTACCCGTGCAATGTATTTAGCTTTATCTGACTGGAATTAAGTTATTTGTGAACTCTGATTTTAAAAAAATATTTCCTTAAATTGGGAAATATCTAAAGTCAACTGTTGAACTAGTTGACGGAGCAGTTGTAAATGTTAAAGTTGTACCACTAATACTATATTCAGTTGGTTGCAAAATTAATCCATCTACTATGGCTAATACGCTATCAACTGTGTGTCCAGTTGGAATAGTATATTGCGTTGTAGTATTGTCTCCTGTATACTGGTTACTAGTATATATCAAATCTAAGTGTTGGTTTTCTACAGAGTTATTCACTAAACTTACATTTGTTGCATTTGGATATCTATACTTAACATAAATCTCATCATTATTAGCAGGAGTCTCATTGAATGATAATGTTGTTCCACTTAACGAGTATATACTAGGACGTTGCAAAACATCATTTACATAAACGTCTATAGATTCTTCATCTGCTGGCGAGTCTGTTAATGTGTAATCAACTGTTGATCCATCTCCTGTAAATTCTTGAGAAGCAGGAATTGAATTAGATGTAATACTATTATCTGTAAACGAGAAATTACCATTACCATCTGTTTGTAATACTTGACCAACTGTACCATCACTTATACCAAGGTCTAATAAATCACTAATATCACTAGCAATTGTTATTCCTTTGGAACCAGTAGTAGTAACTGGAGTAAGTGTAATATTATTACCAGCACGTATATCAATTTCGTCAACTGCACTTGCAACAATATCAGTTGGTGTTGTATCACTAACTGTATCGTAAACATGCCACGTTTTAAACGTTGACTCAAGTGTAATTGTAACTGTACCATCACTGTTGTCTGTTAATGCAAAACCACCATCGACATCAAATTTTAGTCCTGTTACATCTGATACACTTACGTTTGATGTTGGATCATTTATTTCTTCAACTGATAATGACGGTAGATTATTTACAATTTCTGTAAACGAGTCTAATGCTGCTGGATCTGTGTTTGATATTATATTAGCTACATCTGTTTGTAATGCAGTAATGTCAGCGGATACACTCGATGATGCAGTACCTTTAGTTCCAGAATATGTTGCACCAGATATATAAACACTCTTACCTGAGAAGTTTACACCATCCGGTAAGTTTGTGCCAATAAAGTTTAATACACCTGACTGATAATCAAAGAACCATTCGTCATTGTTACCACTACCAGTTGTAAAAACTTTGTTAGATAATGACTCAGCACCTGCGGCATCACCGCTGGTATGAATATAAACATTTACAAGATATGTTGCACCAAATTCAGTTGGAATCCAATCTGTTACTCCTGTTTTCCAAGTTCTATTAGTACTTGCAGTAATATCAGCAGTTGCTTCAACAGCCGTTTGTATTGTTACTGGGCTTGTTGTAGTACTGGGCTTAACTGAAGGAATACTACCAGATTCTGCCCAAATTGTATCACCACGTATTAATAACGGACTTGGTAAACTTTCGTTGGCAGCAAGTTTGTTAGAATTAGTATCAGTTTTGGTTGCACCAAAACCAACTTTCTTAAATAGATAGTCTAACTTTTGATTATCGGAAATTGCCATTAACTAGTCTCCCCGATAGATATGCTTGTAATTTGCTTACCGCTTGCTAGTGCTACTCTAACTAACACAACATTGTTTGTTGCATTACTCATATTTTCACTACCTAGTGTCATTGTATAACTTGAATTAATACTTGAACCTGTTGGTACTGTGTCTGAACCTGTTAACGCACAACCATCACTTCCGTTACCTCCGTTTCCAGTATCACTACCTGGAACACCTGCACCAGCATATTGACTTGTACAGTCTAGCCAGCCATTTAATCCACTTGCAGTATCAACACCAGTACCTGGTGCTGCAATCCATAGTCCTGCAATACCCGTACTGTTTATACTGATATTAAAGTTAGCAACAACTTGTCTTCGGAAAGCAAAAGTAAAATACTGTGTTCCAGTATCTGAGCTTCTATCAGGACCTACTGGTAGATAGCCTGTACTATAATCAGTAGTATCATGTTTTAGTACACCCCAACGTACAGTTGCTTCTTGTGTTCCACTTACACTAATTGCACCAGTGAATGGTGTAGAAATATAATTAGTAGAACTTGATATTGCTGGAGTATCTGTAGTAGAAGATATAAAGTCAGCAACACGAATTCCGTCATCAGTAATTACACCGTTACCTAATCCACTTGCTACAGGTATATCGTCCTCTAAAACACCCGTAGGATTAGCAGTATGCACCTGTACAGCGGTGTTTGTTAGTTCTGCATAGTTTGAGCTACCATTTACATTATTCGCTTTAAATTTAAGCGTTTCGACTGCTTTAACACTACTTGTAGTAATGTTAATTGTTTGGTCTGCTAATGCATATGACGAACCAAATCCAGTATTAGCATTTGGTATACCTGATGTTAAATAAGAAACTGCTTCTAGGTCTGCATATCCTTTATACTGTGTACTAATAGTAGCACCGCTTGTGCTTTCTGAATTATTACCGTTAGCAATTTCAAATACATTGTTTGTATCTCTATATGCTTGTCCAATCCAGTTAGAAAGTGATGCACCACTTAGTGTGAGTTGTGGGTTTCCTGTGTTGTAGTATGGAATTCCAGATATATATCTGTAACTACCTGCGGTGCTTTCTGTCAAAGTAGCACTTGCTAAGTCAATAGTAGGAACGCTAGTTAAGTCATCACAAATAACTGTCACGTAGTTAGTATTGCCTGTTGCATTGTGCTCTATTCTTTGATCGTTAACACCTGTTGAATATTCAGCAAATGGTTTAGTAATTTTTGCATCGAATGTTTGATAAAAACCTGTAGGATAAGTTGAAGAACTTATACTATCATTTGCATCTCTTTGATCACTAATTACCAAGCTGTCAAAAGTACCGTTTTCATTTA